TCAGGCGGTTCCACACGTCCGCGCCTGCGCTCCACTCCATCCCGATCACATCCCACTGGGACAGGTCCGAGGCCGCGACCTCGTTCGGGTAGAGCATGGCCATGGTCTTGTAGCCGCGTGCCTTCGCGCGCGCCGCGCTCGTTCCCCGCGCGAAGACCTTCCACAGGACGCGGCGCTCGGGATGCCCCCCGAACGCTGTGTCCAGGTACTCGAACAGCGCCTCCTCAGAGGCGAGGTCCCCGGGATTGCGCTGATCCTCGGATGACGTGGTCTTGTGGTCGATCGCGAGCACGATGTCATCAGGCACCTGATCGACGATGTCCGTCAGGCGCATAAAGCCACCCGAGGCCTGGCGGAGCGTGCGCAGCCTCGACCAGGGTGTGTTCCAAATCTGGTAGTCCGTTCCCGGCACGGTGCGCGTCGTCTTCCAGTCATGGATCGCGACGAACTCACCGGACGCGCAGCGGCGCACGGAGATCTCCAACGCCTTGAACCCAGCACGCAGCGACGCATCCAGCCCAGCCTGCGTGAACTCCGGGTACTCCGTGCCACCCATCCTGTGGGAGACATAGAACGGGCGCGCCGCAAGGAAATGCGCGACGGCGTCTTCACCTGCGGGAGTCACCGGCGTCGTCGAGCGCCGCACCGACAGCGCGACGTCTCCACCGCCGCGACGCCGGATGTGCACCGTCCCGGGGACGTCGTCGCCGTCGCGACGCCGCTGATAGATGACAGGGATGTCAGGCACGGGCGATCACCTGAACACCTGCGCCGTTGGACCCCTGCACATTCGGGTATCTAACTACCATGTCCTGCTGCGAGGACCCCAGCCGCTTCGCGATGACCACTGTCTGATAGTTCACGCCTTCCTGGGCCGCGTAGGCGATCTTCTCCCATCCCTGGGAGACCGTGACCTGCTCGGACGTTTCGTTCGCGCTCGTACGCTCGCACGCGACGCCCAGGACCAGGCCGTCGCCCGCGAGCGCGGGTGCTGTGCACGTCGTGGTTTCCGCGGGCTCTGCCTGGCGCTTTTTGACCTGCCCGGCTTCGATGGTGGCGGCCCCCCGGATGAGCGCGGCGGCCCAGCCGATCTCAGCGTTTTGTGTGAGATTCACGTTGGCGGTTGGCGCCCATGGTCTGGCGATGATTGTGAATCTCATGGTGCCCACCCAGTAGGGCGCGATGATCTGCTCCCAGCCCTGTGGGAGCGTCACGTCGGCCTGGGCTTGGCCTGCGGCCTTGGTGTTGACGACGACCAGGAGCTTGTCCCCGGTCCTTCCGTCGGTCGTGATGGGGATGGTCTGGCCGACGACCTGGCCGGCCGCTGCAGTCACGACGCGGGGACCAGCCTCGGGGACAGGGCCAGGCGTCGGGGACGGCACAGGGGCCTTGCCAGAGACAAGGAAGTAAAGCGTGCCGTCCGGGAGGGACTGCGCTTCTGCCTCTGTCGCGCAGACGGTGATGCCCACGCCCTTGAGCGCCTCGGCGAGCTCGGCCTTGGTTGCCAGGCCCGCGAGGTCACTCGCGTGGGCGACGCCCGCCACGTCAGCCTTGGTGGCGTACCCGCCGAGCTCAGCCTTGGTGGCCAGGCCCGCTAGGTCGGAGGCGTGGGCGACGCCGGCGACATCGGCCTTGGTGGCCAGGCCCACCAGGTCGGCGCGGGTCGGCAGGTCCGCGACCTGGCTTGAGGTCGCATACCCGGCCAGCTCAGCCTTGGTGGCCAGGCCCGCCAGGTCGGCGCGCTTGGCGTACTCGGTGAGGTCGATCGTTCCGCCCGCTGCAGCCTTTGCGACCTCGTCCTTGGTGGCCAGGCCCTCGAGGTCCGCCCTCGTCGCAAGGGAAGCGATCGCGCTCGCGATCGCCTTGTCAGCGCCCTTTTTCGTGTAGAGCACCGTATTCGCCATGATTAGCCTCCGATCGTGATCGTGTCTCCGTCGCCGGAGACAGCTCCTGGGATGGTCGCTGTATCCCCATCGCCGGAGATCTCCACGCCCGGCACCGGAGACGGCGAGGGCGTCGGGATCTGGTCGCCTGAGAAAATGCTTTCGATCGAGTACACGACGCCTGGCTTGAGGGTGACTGTCGCCTCGCGCAGCGTCCGTCCTGGCACAGCGAGACGCAGGCGCACTCGCGTCTCAGACTTGATGTCGAGGGGCAGGGAGATCCTGCCAGTTATGTCCGCGCCACGGGCTACAGGCCCACCCGCCAGGATCGCGGTCTTCTCGCTGTCCGGGAGTACGAGCGTCGCCGTCAGATACGCCGAAGACTCCGGCACTCCATCCAGGCGCGTCACACGCCCCGTTACATCTGTTCCCATTTCTCCGTCTCCTCCTGCGCCTGCATGGCCGTGCGCAGTAGCTCATGTTCTGCGCGCGCCACGGTCTCGATACTGGTGATGCGGGCGCCGATGTCGGACTTATCCCTGTCCTGACGCTCAGTGATCTGTGCGAGGACCTGGCCGTGAGCGTCGAGTACCTGGCCGTGAGCGTCGAGGGCACTCATGATCGCCCCCTGCGCCGCCTCGATCCGGAGGACAGCGTCCTTTACGCTTCCCCCGTGATTTGGAGTTACCTCATGGCGTACTGTCTGCAAGGCGTCCTCGAGCGCGTCTAGGCGCGCGTCGATGCCTCCCGCAATGGCCTCGAGCTGCGATGTTGTCTCAGTATGGATTCGTTCGGCACGCGCTTTCCCTACCTGCTCGCGGGCGAGCTCGGCGTCGGCCTTCGCTTTTTCGCGGCCCCAGTGCAGGCCGGTGAGGACGCTCGCGGCGGTGACGAGACCCCCCAGCGCGGCCCCGGTGGCACTCACCACCGCCGCGAGTTCCCCTGGACTCACTCGGCTGTGCCTCCGCTGACTCCGGTCAGCTGGTCGACAGTCTGCCCTCCGGGGGTCACGGCCCCAACCCAGTCCAGGAGACTAGCTCCGTTGACTCGGATCGCCGCCAGGACCTGGTACACGGACCAGGCCGTGCCGAGGAAGACCGTCAGCTGCGAGGTCAGCAACTGCCAGGTGGCCGGATAGGATCCAGAGATCCAAACTCCGACGGTGACAACGCCTGCGACGATCGCGAGGAGAGCGACGCGGCGGGCACGCGTCCACCACGGTCGGTCCAGCGCTGCCTGAATGATCGGCCAGATCAGGCCGATCACCACGGTGGTGATGAACGGATCGGACTGCAATCCGAGGAGAAGGTCGTTCACGGTCAGCCCTCCTTCGCGGCGTCGGCGAACACCGAGCGCACCGCCTGCTCGGCGGCGGCCCGCACCTGCTCGGGGCTCAGGCCAGCCGCGCCCGCGTCCGTGAGAGCCGCCAGGAGCGGGGGCACGATCGCCGGAGCCAGGGACTCGGCGATCTTGCCAGGGTCGATGCTGCCGACGGTCGCGGCGACCTCAGCGACGAGCCGCGCGCGGCGAGCGGCGGCGTCGGCGGCGATCCCGGCGATGTCGCCGTCATCAAGCGACACCTCGTAATCGTTGGTCAGGCCGTGCGCCTTAACAAGGTCGCCCCACACCTTCGCCGATGTCATCGCGACGACATCGGTCGGTGTGATTGAGTAGATCGTGCCAGTCTGGCGCGAACGAACGAACTTCACTGTGTCCTCCTCGGGGACGGTGTTTGCTTCTTCTGTCTCGGCCTCGCCGTTGTTGACGAGGCCCATGTACTGGGACCACGGGAAATTCGTGCCCGGGTCCCAGTGGTCCGAGCGCTTGTATACGTCGGACACCTGGTTATGCCCGACGAATCCGGCCTCGCCTGCTGCGAGTTCAGCATTCGTCAGATGCTTGAGCGGAATCCCTGCCGCAAGCGCGATCGCGCGTGCGTGCGCTGCCGAGAGACGCAGCATCGCCTGCGAGGCCTCATCGGCCCATCCGGCGGCGTCCTGTCCTGCGTACCCGGCGTGCTCAATCTGGTATCCGTCGGCGTTGGCGCCGGGCGCGGCGAACGCCGTCGCCGACGGTGGCAGGCACACGACGACGCTGTCCTGGTCGACGCAAGCGTGTGCCGACGCGACGACAGCGTCGGAAGCGAAGTAGGCGGCGATGTTCTCCGCCGTCTTCGGGGACTCCGGTGCCTCCATCGTGTGAATCACGATGAGGCGAAGCGCTTTCTCTCGGCCCTCGTAATAGTGGGCCGGGGTGTATGCCCCCATTTCTCTCCTCTCATTTGCTGGTACGGGAAAGCCCCCGAGGCTGGTCCTCGAGGGCTTGACTGCGGGTCCCCTGGTGGATCACCAGGGGACGTATGACGCGGAGATCGGGATGATCCAACCGTGTCCACTGCGGATCGTCGAGTAATTCTTGATCGCGAGCTGGCCATACGACGTGATCCGCATCTCTGCGTATGTTGAGTCGAAATCCGCGCCGTTGGCCGTGACCGTCGCTCCGATGAATTGTTCGCGCGAGGGTCGGAATTTTTGCGGGATCGTGAGGACGTTCTCGTGATCCCCTCCCGCCGTGATTACGGCACCGGAGATGTAGACGACCCCGCCTCGCATGCAGATTCTGGGCGTGTGGCCGCCACCAATCCCCCAGTTCGGGGACATAGGTAGCGTCTCCCACTGGTAGTTTTTACCCGTAATGTCTGTCCATTCCCGCCCGTTCCAGGCGCGAATGTTCCCCGTGTCCACCTGGTACACGAACGCGGGGTTCGTCTCAGTGATCCGCACCCCCGCTCCCTGCAGGGATGCGACGTACTGCGCTGCAGCGGTTTCTGAGACAACCGTCCGAATCGACGGGATCGAGAGCGACAGGGCCGTCAGGTCCGCGCGCTGCGCCGGGTCAGTAGGCGAGGGCACACGGTGGCCTCGCTGATCGATATAACTCATCGTGAATCCTCTCGCGGCATGTATGTGATCCTGATGCTGAGGCTGTCCCCGCCCGCCCGGATGCCACCGTACGCCTGCCCCACCAGGGCGAGACCCATCCCAGGAGACGTCAGGAGATCCGCGATCCGCGCGATGTCGACGTCCACCCGGCCCGCAGCAAGCGGGACCGGGGCACTCACCGTCGCCCCCGCGAGCGCGGGGCCTGCATCGGTGTAGGTGGCTGGCGCGATCTGGGCGGACCAGGGGGCTGCAGTAGGGTGGGGGCGGAGGGTAAGGGTCGCAGCGGTGATGGTGATGGGGCCGAGCGCTTCGGCCTGGCGTCCGAAGACGGCCAGGCCACGCAGGGTTTGCCCGGCAGGGTTTTTGCCTTGCCAGGCCCCGCCGCCCCCGTACCTGGCCCAGGAGGTCCCGTCCCAGGTGCCCACCCACTCGGGGGTGAGCACCGCCTCCCGCACACTGGGCTTTTCCGACGCGGGCGCAGCCCACTCGGGGAGCTGCCTCTCAGGTTTGGGTGCAGGCCCGAGGGCGTGGACTGGCCGTCCTGCGTCGGGGTCGAGGAGGACGTGCGCGGTCTCGGCGCCTGTCCAGTCGACGGCCGTCGCTGAGACCTGCAGTGGCGGGCCGCCGTAGAGGCTGACGACGAGGGAGCGGCCTCCCTCAACGATGCGGACCACTCGCGCGATCGCAGTGACTGCCCGGTCTGACCCGTACCGTGGGGGCAGGTCGTCAGGTGTCGTGGAGATCAGGTCCATCACTCTGCTCATTGGATCACCTCAACCTCTGTTTTCTGCGTGCCCCTGTATGTCAGGGGCACCTCGTATGCGGCGACGACGCCCCACATGATGCGGCTCATCGCACCCTCGACCGGGCGCGTCTCTACCTCCACGTGCGCGTCAAGACGGATCCTCGGGTCCGGGGCGTGCTCGACCGGGACCTTGACCTTCTTGCGGACGGCGTCGGCAAGCATGGCCTCAGCCGTGCTTTTCGCCTGCGCGATGCTCGTAATGAGCGGCGATGAGAAGAAGCGGGGGACGACCCCGTAGGGGCCGTCGACCCTCATGGGGCCGGTCATCTGATCGGCGATTGCCTGGAAGGACGGCGCGCCCTCGTCCGAGCTCTCCTGCCCGCGAGCAACGACCCTGTTATATATTTTGTCGCGGCTCACCGACGCCGCGACACCGACCACTGTGCCCTCAGCCCCGTCCGAGAGACGCAGGTCCGGCCGCGAGGTCGGGTCGGGTGTAGGCGGTGAGACGTACAAGATGCCGTCCCCGCCCTCGCGCACGACGGCTGGCCAGGACCGAGCGATCTCGTAGACCGCGTCGATTCTGGACTCGCCCCATGTCATCGATGGGCACGGATAGTCCCTCAGCGCCGGATCGATGATCAGGCCCATCCGGGAGCCTACGAGGCGTCGCAGCTCCGACGCCATTGATCCCGCTGGGTTGGGCGCCATAGGCTCGGTGAGCCGGTCCTCCTCCAAACGTTGGAGGAGGCTCTTGCCCGTGACCCTCACGGTCGACGGGCCTGGCTCTACCGACGTGATGAGGAATCTGCCGAGGAGCACGGTCCACCAGCCCCCACCGATCAGGGATCCTATCGTCAGGCTCACGTGCAGCACCTGCCCGAAGCAGGCGAGGGGGTGTGTCGGGTCGACGGGATCCCAGTCGCGCCAGTCCTGCCCCTCCACAGCGCCCACACGCGGCACCGTCAGGGACAGCGATCCCTGGACCTGCTGGCTCGCGTCCCAGGAGACGGACCCGTCCTCGACGGGCACCTGGCCCAGGTACTCCGAGCCCAGCCAGGACTCCACAGTCGCCTCCACCGTGTAGGCAGAGGCGAGCAGATCTGCGGGGATTTGCTCTGCCTGGCTGGCGGGCATCGTCATGAGTCCTCCTGCCAGATCGTCCGGTCAAATTTCTCCCAGGGCCAGCGGCGTCCATCGAGCGCAGACCAGGTCAGCGCTCTGGCGTCGAAGTTATTCCACGTCGACAGCGCGAGCTGAGTGCGCGGCTGCGGCAGACCGACGACCGTCCCCTTGATTGCCCATGTACGCTCGGCCACGTCGAGCCGAGGCGCGCGCTCCATCGACGCCGACGTCACGGCCATGACCGTGACCAGCTCCATGTCGCACGTCCCCAGCCTGCACTGCACGCAATGCGCCGGATTATGGAACAGGGCCACCGGGGTCGGCGTCCCTAGGAGGGCCTTCATCGCCGGCGTGTCACGCAGGTTCGTGCGCGCCGTCACCGACACTGTCCCCGCGCCGACGGTGGGCGCGTACACCACCAGTGGCGTTGATCGTCCCGGTACCTCGTGCTCCGTGACACGGGGCTTGAGGTCCCTCTGGTCCGCACCCTGCCACAGCAGATTGACGGGGAGCGTACCCGCCGCTGAGGTCATCAGCGACAAGCCCCTGTACTCGCGCACCACGGGAGTGGTCTCGACCTCGACGCCCGCCGAGGTCGTCAACCTGTACCGGATCTGAGTGTTGATCGGGGCCAGCTGGTCCCCAATCACCCTCTGGGTCCCGTCACTGTCCCAGACCCCTCCACGCGGAACCCACGTGAACCCAGTGTCAGCCAACCCCTCAACCCGGCATGATGTGCCCGCCGGGACAAGCGCCGATGGGATCACCACCTGCACCCGCGCCGCCTGACCCCCCTCAACGACAGCGACGGGCCCAGACGAAAAGTCCAGCTCACCCTCCACCTCGCGCGACGACGACAAGCCGCGAGCGCCGGTCCACTCGTGCGTGATCGCCCGGCGACCGTACCCGATACGCCGCTGAGGCGTATCCCCATCGAAGAAGTCCGCCGCGTCAGCGACAGCCTCCTCGACGGTCGTTGCAGCAACGATCGTGACATCATCGAGGTGGACCCACCCTGGCTTGTTGTCGCGGGCGCCCGAGGTGTGGACCTCGAAGCGCACGCGCGCCTGCGTAGCCCCGGCGGGTGCCACGTGGACCCACGTCGGACGATCGCCCTCCGCACTCGACGTCAGTAGCAGCGGAGCGGATGCGACCTGACTGCGGCCCGCTACCGTCCACTCGACGCGGACCGCGAGACCGATGCCCGGACTCGTGCGGACAAGGGCCGACACCGCCAGCGCCTGCCCCGCCGCGACCGGCACCAGGCCAGGTGTAGCGACCTGCCCCTGAAGCTGGGCGGGCACGTCGACCACCAGATATGTTGGTGACTGTCGATCGTGCCCGCCCCACGCAGCAGTATCCGACGTGACCCGGAGCGATGACGGCGCATACCTCGCCCACCCATTCGTGCCATATGCGAACGATGGATTAGGGCATAGGTTTGTCCGCGCCATTATCGGCTCCTTCCCGCAAACTGCTTCCTACGGGCGAGAACGCCCACGGCCACTGTCTCCACGTGCGCGCGGAAAGCGCTCCCGTCATCGAGGACGAGGTTCACCTGCGCGCCCTCGAGCGAGGCACCAGAGGCCGCGCCATTTGCCGCGAGCGCGCTCACGTCGGCCCACTGGCGGGCAGTGAGGATCGCCTCCCGCTGACCCGTCTGATTGACGGCCGCGGTCACACCCTGCGGCAGCCAACCGCCGCGGTCGTACTTGCGTGCGCCTCCGTAGCGGCCCACGGTCGGTGATCCCCAGATCCCGATCTTGCGGGCGCTGAGGCCGGGCTTTGGTTCTTCAACCATTTGCCCGTTTCCGGCGTAGACGGCGACGTGCCAGGCTGGTGACCCCCAGTAGAGGAGGTCGCCGGGGGTTGCGGAGCCCCAGGGGATCGTGGTGGAGCCGGATTGGTATCCGGCGGCGGTGAGGCGCGGCCAGCCTAGGCCGAGCTGCTGCGCGGCCCAGTAGACCAGGCCGGAGCAGTCCAGCCCCGGAGGGATAGAGCTGCCGCCCCACACGTATGGGACGCCCATCTGGACTGCCTTCATTGCGGCTCCGACGAGGCCCGCGCCGCCGGCCGCACCTGATTCTTCGACCTTGCCGGTGAAGAAGTTTTTGATTGCGTCGAACCACAGCGCGGGAGCTGCGTAGATGACCTGTTCCCAGAAGTCACCGTTGTTCGGCGCGAGCAGTCTCTTTGCCGGTTCGATGATGAGGTTAACGACTGCTCCCGCCGGGTCAGACACGATGTCTGCGACGGCTTCGGTGGTTTCCTTGACCCAGTCTGTCGCGCTCTTGAAAGAGCGCCCGACGGCGTTCCACACGCCGCCGTCGGCGAACGCTACCTCGCCTCGACGCCGACCTGTCTCGCCCACTGTCGCGAGGCCGGAGCCTCGCGATGCGTTGACCCTGTCGAGCCACGGCTTGCCGCCGAGCGCCCGCAGCGCGTCCGGGCGGATGATGCCCTCGCCGCCAGACAGGCGCAGTGCGCCGCCGCCGTCCGGGCTGTAGAAGTGATAGATGTCCTTTCCTGGCGAATAGCCAGGCGTCATTGTGCTAAAAATGCCACCCGTCGCATACCCCGGGATAGGGTTGACTGTCGGCAGTCGTGTCGAAAGCCCCACCTTTTCCGCAATCGTATCGAAGGCAGATTTAATTCCGTCCCTGTATACAGTGTTAATAACGAAATTAATAGGTTTGGCTGCCGCTCCCTTTACTGCGTCAAATACCGTTTCGACTGACGTTTTGAATGTTTCAAAGGCCGTCTTAACTGATTCAATCGCGTTTTTCAACGCTGGGAACACGGTGTCTGTAATCGTTGATGAAGCAGATGAAACCGCGCTTGAAATGTTGTCCCATATTGGCTTGATGACATTGTCGTAAAGCCATGAGAATACTGGGCCAAGCGTGCCGGAAATGTAGGACCAAATGGCCGTGAAGATCGGTGAAAGAAGATTCCACGCTCCCTGTATGGTCGCACAAATTCCGTTCCACACGACTGTGATTGTGGTCCACAGGCCCTCGAAGGCCAGGCCGATAGTGCCCGAGACGACCGTCGCCAACAGGTCAAACAGCGGGTAGAGGATGTTGTCCCAGACAGCGAGGATGAACGTTGACACGTTCGTCCAGACCGGCTCGACGACGTCCTGCCAGAAGGACCAGAGCGCGGGCATGAGCGTATCCCGGAAGAACACCGCGAGTTCCTGCATGGCCGGGTATATCACGGCCCACGCTGACTGGACCGCCGACGCAAAGCCCTCCCACAGCGGCCTCACGACCGTCTCCCAGAGGGTCTGTAGGACAGGCCAGATGACCCGGGAGATGATTGTCCACAGGGCCATGAGGGTGGGGCGTATGACTGCTGTCCATGCGAGTGCAAGGGCTGAGCCGATCCCCTCAAACAGGGGCTGCAGTACGGTCGCCCAGAAGTTCTGGAGTCCCGGCCACAGCGTCCCGCTGATCCAGCTCCACGCCGCCTCAAGGAACGGCTTGATCTTGTCCGTCCACGCCGTGTAGGCGACCTCCCCGACCGCGAGGAGCGCTTCCCTCAGCGTGAAGAAAAAGTTAACGAGCGCCGAGTCCTCCTCAAGGCCGAACAGGTTGCCGTCATAGTCGCCGGTGGTGAGGATGCCCCACGCCGACTCGATAGACGGCACGAGGGTGTTTTCCGTGTAGTCGACGAAAGCGTCGATCACGGGCGTGACGTTGCTTGTCCAGAAATCAGCAATACCCGCACCCATCGAGTTAATGGCGTTCGCCACGTCCTCATTCGTGTTGTACAGGTAGATCAGCCCGGCGACGAGCGCACCGATAGCCACGACCACAAGACCGATCGGGTTCGCGGCCATAGCGGCGTTGAGCCCCTCTTGGACCAAGGTTGTGTTCTTGATCCACTCGATGACCGTGGTCAGGACCGAGAAACCCCAGTACGCAGCGACGGCAACCCCGACGCCTTCACCCAGGGCAACCAGCAGATCCTTGTGCTCCTTAATCCAGCCGAAGGAGTTCGAGAACATATCGGAGAGCCAGCCCATAAAGCCCGTGATCGTGGGCTTCATGTAATCAATGAGGTCTTTAACACCACCCATGAGAGTCGCCTGCAAGTTGCCGGCGGCATTCTCGATACGGCTCGTATCGCGAGCCGCGTTCACCGCGACCTCATCGAAGCCGAGATTCAACAGCGCCTCGTTGAATTCCTGCGCGCTGATCTGACCTTTCGCGAGCGCATCGCGGAAATTGCCGGTGTAGGCACCAGCGTCGAGCAGTGCCTTCTGGATCTTTCCACTGGCACCAGGAATCGCGTTCGCGATCTGGTTCCAATCTTGAGTTGCCAACTTCCCGGCTCCGTTGACCTGCACGAGGGCCAGGCCGACCTGCTTGTAGGTCTCCGCGCTGCCGCCTGCGACGGCGTTCAAGTTACCCGCCGCTTCCGCGAGCTTATCGAAGCCCTCAACGTCATTCGCCGCGAGCTGCGACGTAATGCCCTGAATATCCGATAGATCGTAGACGGTCTCGTCGGCATACTTCTGCGCGGCGGCTCCCAGCTCCTCGATCCGATCAGGATCAATCCCCGCGAAATTCAGCGTGTCCGCGAACTTTTGAGTTGCGTCCGACGCAGCGATAGCCTCCGAGACGAAACCACCTACGCCCACGGCAGCGGCCAGCGCAGCCAGGGGAGCGATCGCGTTCTGCGCGAAGCCCGCCATAGAGGAGAAGCCCGAGCCCGCTTCGCGCATGCTGCCCGCAGCCGAGCCAGCCGAGGACGCCGCCCCATCGAGTGCGCGCGCCGCCGAATCAACCGGCCCGCGAGCGCGGCCCGCTTCGGCCCCCATCGTGGATAGGCTCCGGCCTGCTCCGTCGGCGGCGCGCTGCATGCCGCTCGTTGAGGACTGCATCCCCTTTGTCATCGCGTTGACGCTGTTTTTTACGTCGCTTGCGGCGGCGTCGAGGGGCTGGCTAATGCTCTTGGCGACCTGCGCGCCGCTGGTACCAACGCCTGCGCGTAGGCCGTTTGCGAAGTCCTTACCGGCGTTCTGCCCGATGTTGGGCAGCTGCGCTTTGGCGTCGGCCTCGACGGTCTTGAAGAACCCCTTCATGGAGGGCACGACATCGACGTACAGTGTGCCCGCCTTGTATACGCCTGCCATTCCGGGGTTTCCTCTCTGCAGTTATTCTTCGGTGTCCTCCCAGTTGGGGAGGAGTGCCTTCATCGCTTCATCTCGGAAGTCGTGAAGGTGGTCGGTGCGCGCGTCCTCGAGGGCCAGCTCGACCGCCGAGACCGGACGTGGATACGGCTCTTTGCCGCCGAAGGCAGCGGACACCAGATCAAAGATGTCCTGCAGGATGCGCACGACGGGCGTCTGTTCCCTCATCCGCGCTTCGGTGTCGTCGGTAGTCGCTTCGGTCTCCGCGACGCTGCGCGCGATCTCCTCGAACCTTTCCGGGTCGTTGAGGATCGCGACTGTCGTCCTACTCGTCGACCCGAGGCCGTCGATAAGCGTGAGTAGGAAGCGCCAGCGGCGGGCACGGAACAGGGCCGGGACATCCCAGCCCTGCTCCGCTAAATCAGAGGTAATCTGCCTCTCGTACCGACTCAGTCGGTCGTAGAGGCGGCTCCTTCCCCCTGGGTACCCAGCATGCCCTGATAGTGCTCAGACGCCTGACGGATGAGGATGCCGAGCTGGCGCATGTTGAGCTTGCTGAGAAGCAGGTCCGCGTCCGCAGCGGCGAGCCAGGTGCGAATCATCTGCGTCGGAGCCTTCGAGGACTCCATCGCTGCCATGAACTTCTCAGCAGCCTCGGGCGTGAGGCTCAGCGGATCAGGGAAGACAACTACCTTGCTCCCGATCCCGAAAGTGAACGGCTCCGGGGCCGCAGCCTTCTCCAGCTTCGAGAGGGCGTTGAACGTGAACGTTGGCTGTGCTTGGTCAGACATGTGTGATCTCCTTATTTGTCTGGCGGTTTGTTACTTGTTGAAGGTCGGCGGCGCGGGCAACGTCGGCTTCTCGTCGCCCTTGGCGGTGTCGGCGTGCGTCCAGCCCTGCGAGATGAGCTGGTTCTGCTCGACAGCAGCGTCGGTCTCGCGCTCCAGCTTGAGGTCGTCACCGTCGTCGGTCTTGACAGTCTTGATGAACTTCATCTGTGGTCCTATCTGTGAGGTGATCTCCGCTAGATGAGGTGTGTACGGGCGGGCTGGAGGGAGATCAACTCCAGCCCACCCGAGATCGAGAGCAGGTCAGTTATCCTGCTCGAAGCCGATCGCGTCGCGGTGACGGATCGCGCCGGATCCGCCGATGTAGTGACGGCAGGACGTGCCGGCTGTCTCGTCCATGAACGCTGCGAACTCGAGGTCGAACTGGATCGCGTCGGACGCGGCCCACTTCTCGTCCGGCAGGGACGAGAGCTTCACGCGCGGGTAGCAGCGTCCGATGAGCCATTCGTCGGCGGCGGGGCCGTCAGCCATGACCAGCATCAGCCTGTATTCGGCGAGTGCCGGCGTTGCGGCCTCGTCGAACACGATCTCGCCAGTGGTCTTGTTTGCTTTTGTCTGCGACAGATCGATGCCGTAGACCAACTGTTGGATTGTTTTGCGGATGGGTTCAAGGACCGTGAGCTTCACGGTCTTAGGTGCCTTGGTGAGGTCGGTGCGGACGGCCTCGGCATAGCCGAGCGCCTCCACGTCCTCAGTGTTCGCGTCGGCAGAGTTGGTGATGCCGTCCGTCGAGATCAGACCCAGCGGCATGAAATCCGCCGGGATCTCCTTGAGGGCACCGCCCGCGTCGGTGATCGCCGTCGGGACTGCCGTCGTCATCGGTGCCAGGAACGCCAGCGCGTTCAGACCCTTACGGACGTTCGTCGTGCGGTTATACCGCTTCTTGAGGGCTTCGATGGTGGTCATGCAAGACCCCTTTCTAATCAGTTGGTGTCGTCTGAGATGGGCCTGTGCGTGACCGTGGCCGTCATATGAACGACCTCGACAGCCTCGAAGTAAGGCTGCACGCCCAGGAGAGAGTCAACCTCCGCTGCGTCTACCCAGCCGGACGCGCCGACGACCGGGCGGACGGCGAGCGCCACCTCGACCTTGTCCGCGAGCGCGGCGGCTCCGACTTCGGCGGGGGAGGCCGGGGTCTTTGCGTAGATGGAGATCGAGATCGTGTCGTCTCTGTCGTAATCCCCGGTCTGGGTTTGCACGAGCGAGACGTGCACGAGAGGCAGCGGCCCGTCGGTGAAGCCGGGCTGCAATACTCGTGCAGTCTGGATTCCGGTCGCCGCGGTGATCGCGTCGCGGATGACCTGGACTGCGTCGGTGTAGGTCATTGGAACCGCCTCCGTTTAGATCTGGCTCCGAGGATCGCTCGGAGTGTGTGTGCGCCAGGGACCAGCTTCCCGGTTCTCGAGCGATGACCGAACTCGACAGCGAGCGCGTACGGTGCGTCGTTGTAGACTCGACCCACGTCTCGAACCGGACCTCCCGGCCTGAGCGGCGCTTTAGTCGTTTCGGCCTTGTATGAGTCGGCGAGGCTGTCGGTGAGGCCTCTCGGGGCGGCGGCTGCTGCTGCTGCCCTGAGCTGCTCGGCTTCCTTGTGGAGGCCGGGCGCGAGGGCGCCGCTTTGTAGGAAGCCCTTGATTCCGGCTGAGTCCCGGCGGAAGTTGTTCCCCACGGTCTCACCTCCGGTTGATGGTGACTGCGACGCCTTTCGGCCAAGGGGACGGCGGCGACTCGACTTGCCATTTCCCGCCGAGCGGGTGCTCAGCCGGGATCGTGATCTTGTCGCCGACCGCGAGCGTTGTTCCCGGCGGCGCGTACAGAGTCGCTTGCTCGTCGGGCTGCTCCGACGTCGGCGACGTCAGCAGTCCTGGGACCGTGAAAGCTCCCGGGGCGACGAGACAGCCGCCGATCAGCCTCCCGCCTATCCCCTTGAGCATGTATCCGTCAGCGTCCCTGCTTACACTTCCCTCAACCTGAACCGGGGTCCGCCACTCTTCCATCGGCTCCCGGCTCATGCTTCCATCACCCACACATGGCCCGAGCGGCGCGGCCTGAATGAGTCCGCGAGCGCCTGGTCGTCGGGGGAGAGTAGGGCTTGGCCTCCGATTGCCCAGCTGGCGTACTGCCTAGTCTGGGTGAATGGCCCGGTCGTGTCCGTGGCCTGTGTGGCTCCGTGCGCGGCGGCGGCGTCGATCGACATGATGCGGCGCGCGCTGTCGGCGAGTTGGAGCCGTACGGCGGCTGGGACTTCGGCGAGGCCGGCGGAGTAGGTGACGACGAGGAAGTCGGACGCTGGCTTGTCGACCTGGACGAAGCCGTGCCGAAGCTGCCAGGCGACCGGCGTCCCGTCGTCTGTGGTCACCGAGTGGACTGCGAGGAGCGGGGTCCGAGTAGGGAAGATACGACCGCCGCCGTCGACCTTGAGTCGGTGCGTGTACTGCTCGACGGTGAAGGTCTGGCGGGCTCGGTCTCGGAAAGCTGCTGAGAGCTTGTCGAGGACGAACTCTGCGCGTCGCTTCTCTGTCTCGATGAGGTCGCGGCCTAGGGCTGCTTCCAGATCCGAGACGGACGCGAGCGGCATGGCGGCGGTCATCTCTCCTCCTACTTCTTGGTCTTGGCCGGTGCGGACTCCGGATCCTCAACTTCCTCGACAGGCTCGATGCCGGTGACAGCCTCGACGATGCCGGCGGCGATCATCGCGGTTGCGACCTGATCCTCGACCTCGATCTCAAGGCCGTTGGTTCCACGGACGAGCATCAGACCCCCTTAAAGACCTGGACGGCGGTCGGGCGCACAACCTTGCCGCCGTACACATGGAGTCCTCGCACACGGTCCGCGAACGAGTTCTGGGAGCGCATGCTCTCAGTCTTTGTAATCTGAGAGACGTAGGCCACAGACGGCTTGTGGAATGCAATGGCCATCGGCTTGGAATCGTCCAACCAAGATGACACCACCACGTCAAAACCCAGTAGGCGACCAATGATCGCCTCACGCAGGCCCTCAGTCGTATTCGACTTATCGAAGGCAGTGACCTTCGAGCCGTCGGCGAGCAGGCAGCTTTCGAACTCAGCGTTCACGAGCAGCGCACGATCGGCGTGCGGCGTCTTTTGTGCTGTCAGCTTCTTTCGCAGTGCGCGGACGATGTCGTAGGCAGTCACCCAGTTAGTCGGACTGGCCAGTCCCGTCACCGCCGTGCCCTGCGTGGACAGCAGAGTCGTGAGGAACGTTTCCGCGTCCTCGACGAGGCCAAGAGCGGCAGACTTGGTGTACTCGTCGAAGGACCGGCCCGACTGGGCGCGGTCGATGTCATCGACGAGGAAGTCGAAAGACTTTTCCTGATCGATGACCAGGTCGATGCCGGTGTCAGCGATGCTGTCGGGTGCGGTCGTGCGCGGCTGCTTGCCGCTGCCGGAAGTAGCGGGGAGGACACCGGTCTTGTAGTCCTTGACCTTGACCTCCACAATTCCGGGGATGTGGATCTTGGACCCCGAGGACAGTTCGCCCTCGTACTCGCGGTTCGTCAGGCCGGTCAGGACAGCCTGGTTGTGGAAGTTTTCCAGGATGGAGGCTGACCAGATTTCGGGGATAAAGTACGTGTTAGCCATTGTTGTGGCTCCTTTCTCGGGCTCGCTGTCAGGCGAGACCCATCACGTCGTTGAGCTGGCCCGCTCGGCGGGCCTGGTTGATCTGCTCGGCACTCATGGTTTTGAGGTCCTCGCGTGTGAGCTGCTTGCTCGGCCTGATTTCGTCACCTCGGTGTCCCGCGTCGGACGCCGGGGCGCCCTTCGGGATCTGCGCTCCTCGCCACGCCAGCAGACGGTCCGCAGACGCTTCCAGCTCCTCCAACGTCGAGCCGGACAGCAGGTCCACGTCCTTCGCCGCGGCTACCTGAGCGCGCACTGCCTGGACTTCGAGGGCCTTCACGCGGGCTTCAGCCTGCGCAGCCTTATCGAGAGCCTTCTGCAGCTCCGTCTTGCCCTGCTCCTCATGCTCGTCGAACAGCCGAGCCTTCTCGGCGTTCTCCTTGGCGCGCGCCTCGTTTCGGCGCGATAATTCCTTCCACTTCTTCGCTTCGGCTTCCCAGTCCTTGGCCTGCTCCGTTTCGGCAGCAGCCCCCGAGACCTGAGCCTCATCCGCTTCCCCGCCCGCAGGCGCGTCAGCGGCATCCACGAATCGCAGATGCGGGCGGGCGTTCAGGTGAATCTTCATGGTCGATCAGTCCTCCCGTTTCGGGTAGCCTCCCCCGCGAGCGCCGTTGCGGCGTCGGCGGGGCTTGTTTGTGCGGCTGCGCGTTTAGGCGTTACGCCTTATCCGCTGTGCCGCTTTGCTTCGGGTTTTTCGGCTCAGCCCACGTCAAAGTGGCGCCGTACTCCCCGTGTGCCTCGACTCGGATTAGCTTCCTGTAGTCGGGCGTCCTGCCTCCTCGGTCGGCTTCGCCGAGCCGTTCGGCAGCGATCTTGTGGACCTGCTCCAGGCGGTCCTCGTCGATGACCTGCTGTCCTGCCGCTTCTGGCGTTAGCGGCTGCACGTCGCAGTCGCATCCCGGATGGATCGGCAGCAGATCTTCCTTGTAGTAGCGCTGCGTCGATGCGACGACGCAGAGGCCGCAGTTCTCGCGGCCCGTAAGCACACGCCGGTAATACGAGCCAGCGTCCGGGTAGACGCGCATCACTTGGCGAGATGCGCGGACCTTCGCGAGCTGAGCATCGCCGCCGATCAGCTGAGTCAAACGCAGTCGCCCCTCAGAGACCGCCTGCTCGACCGGCTTCCCATCCGACAGTGCCTTGTACACGTCGACCGCCGGACGGCGGTACACCGTTCGAGGATCGACGCCGCGAGCGCCGAGAATGTCCGCTTTATCGAGCGGTGGGACGACAAGTTTCCAGCCGAGCTCGTGGGCGCAGCGTGCCAGGTAGGCGCGGGTCAGGTCCGCGATGCGGAGCTGACCGGCGGTGACCCTGGGGACGAGCGCCGCAATCATCTCCTCGACGGCGCTTGCACGGTAGTTCGGCATCGAGTCCCAGTAGGCCTCGCCGAACTTCGTGATCTGTGTGCGCACAGCGTGGACCTGGGCACTGTAGACGCTCGTGAGGTCGTCCAGGTCCGTCATGCTCACTTCTCCTCAAGGTCTTTCAAGTCAGACGGATCCCACCCATGACCGGAGGCTGCGCCTCATCGGTCGGCTGGGGGTTGTCCTGCAGCGCGAACGCGAGAGCCAACTGCTCTTCTGCGCGGCGCTGCTTGTCCTGCGCTATCTGTTCCGGCGAGTACCCGAGGATATTTCGCTGGATTGTCTCCAAGGCCTCGCCAGCGTTGCGTGCCTGAACTGCTGCGGCGTACTTCTCAGTGAGAGACACTGCGTGAGGCGGTACGAATAGCACCTCTACGGTTTCGGTCTCGTCAAGGTCGATGCCCTCGACCGCGAGCGCGCGCACCATGAGGTAGGCCAGTGCTGGCTTGAATCGCTCGATCCGATCCTCAGCCTTGGACAGGAGCGCCTTCTGAGGCTGCTCGGCGCCCGACGCGGACTGGTTAGCCGAGTCCGGAAGCATGATCGACAGCGGGGTCGATGTCTCGACCGCTAGCTCGCGCCAATCATCCTTGGTCGCTGCGAGAATCTCGCTTATCTGGGTTTGCGAGGACTCCCAGATCTCCACACCCGGGGGCAGCTCCCATAGGGCGGCGGGCGACGGCTCGAACACCTTCTGGTAGTCGATCTCGTTGCCCGCCTCGTCCTCAGCAGGCAACCCTGCCGACCCTTCGGCGCTCTTGAGCGCGCGCTGGCGAAACGCCTGCATGCTGATGATGACGAGCCGCTGGAGCGTCTCCCAGTTAATTCGGTCGATCAGGTCGAGAACGTTCTCGAACTCTCCCTCGCCGAAGCGGTTCTCCAGAACGACGACGGGCGGTGCGCCCTCGAACGACTGCTCGCCGCCCTCGTCCTGCCGCCAACCGGACGAGACAGTCGAGATCAGGGCCTTCGAGTCACTGTAGGCAGAGCGGGAGAACGCTGTGCGCTTCCCTGGTGTCCACATCACCAGATGATCGACGCCCGCTGCGGAGTCTCGCCAGACCTTCACAGCCGCGAGCGCACGCCAGGGCCGGACCGGATCCGGCTCCACATACATGTGCTCGGGGCGTTCATAGGTGACGCAAGCGTGCCCGTCCTCGTCTTGGGTGACGAGGAGGTAGCCACTCCCGAGAGTTGCGGCGTCCCAGATCGCGTCGGAGAACACGACCTTGAGTCTGTTGTCTCGCCAGATCCTGGCTGCTGCCAGCGCCGCCGGCGTCTTGTCGCTCGCGCCGACGGTCACACCGTTCGGGATGAGGCGGTCAACGAGCGCGGCGACGACGAGCTTTCCGGGGCTCGTGCGCGCGCGACGCTGGAACTTGATCCAGGCCCTCGCCAGGTTCGGCCCCATCTCCGGTAGGGGACTGGTGCCGTTGGTGTAGGAGCGCAGCAGGTCTGTCCTGGTGCGCGCTTTGTCCATTCGTGCGGTGAGGTAGGAGAGCCACTCCTCGGGTGTCTTGGTCATGAGGTGGGGCCTCCTTCCCCAGTGCGTTTGTTAGTAGAGTCGGCGCGGCGCGCGGCGCGCCGTCGGCCTTGCCGCGCCCTTACCAACCGCGTCGAGGCCCGCCTTATAGGCGAACATCGCGCCCCATGCCGCGTCGATCTTTGAGTAGTCCTGATCGTCTGCCGGTTTAACGAGCACGTACCCCGCCTGTCGCGGGGACTTGCGGGCGTTGAGCAGATGCGCGGTCATCGTCGGGTCGCCGTCGTAGGTGATGAGTTTCTGGTGGATCGCGGAGAGCAGCTGAGCGAAGTTCTCGCACGTCTGAGAGACGTTGCGCTGCGGGTAGCGGATCGGCTCCGCAGCGCTGATCTTTGCCCGCAGGCGACGCGAGTAGCGCGCCTCCCAGGCCTTGACGTCCTGCGCCCAACCCGCTGAGGGGTCGGCATAGAAGCCGACTATGTTGTAGCGCTCGAACGCGGCGCGCACGGTCTGCTCGATCTCCAGGCGCGGGGGTTGCCAGCCCTCACCTGCCGGTCCGTCTGGCTGTGTCCAGATCCCGACCTTGAATAGGTGCTTTTGGGTGATGGAGTAGCCGATCAGGACGGTCGCATCGGCGATGCCGATCTTGCGGCCTTCCGATCCGTCGAAGCCGAGCGTGATCGGCTCCGTCGAGCTGATCTGCTTCGTGTGGTCCTCGATAGCCCTGAGCTCCGGCATGGTGATCCAGGCGTCGGACGCGGAGTTGATCTGGTTGAGGAAGTCCGCGCACATGTCCGCCGGATCATTGTCCGGGTGCCAGAAGCTGTCCGCGATGCGTTCGAGGTCCACCCAGCCGGGCCCGCACTCTGGATCATGGATCGCGCAGCCACGCGGGTCCTTGGCCGAGTCGCCGTAGGCAAACCGCAAGCCCTCGATGAGAGACTCACGATCCGTGATGTCGGTATCCAGCGGTGCCTGCCGGTGGTCGTAGTAGAGTCCTCGCGCGGCTTCCTTCTTGACTTTCCCGGCCTTCATCAGCTCGTAGAATCGAGCTGTTGTTTCCGCGACGGAGCGCTCACCGATCGTATAGGCGTTTGGGGTCTCAATCGTGAGGCCCCCAAGCTTGTCGGCGTTGGACCGCAGGGTCTTGGCGAGCTTCGGCCCGCCGTTGCCCGGCAGCCATGTCTCCGTCTGATCCATGACCGCCATGACTGCCTTCGCACCCTTCACGGACGTCGCCGAGGACGTTCGCTTCTCGATGCGGCCCCGCCGCAGAGCGACGAAGCTATCCATAGGGTCGATGCCGTACTCATCCTCGGCGGGGGACCCCCGCAGCATCTCGAGCAAGGGGTCCCAGGTGTTTGCGGTCTGGTCATCGGTTGTGGCCGTGACCTGGACGATTGGTGTGCGGCGCGTTGACCAGGGCACGCCGACGGGCTGGCCTTCCGCGTCCCACCCGTCGCACAGGACGGGGCCGAGCGCTTCGGCGCAGCAGATCGCCGCAAGAAACGGCGATTTGCCCCAGCCACGAGGGCGCGAGAGGACGGCGCGCTGCTTGAGTCGGCGCCCTGTCTGCGGGTCCAGCTCGTACACATGGACGAGGAAGTCGAGCTGCTCTTGCGTCGGTACGAACGGAATCAGCTCGTCCTTGTCCGGCGTCAGCAGGAAAGCGGTCATCCAATCGGCGACGTCATAGCCGAGCGTTGGAAACTCGTCCTCTTCGTCGATCGGCATCCAGGGCATTACTGCACCGCCTTGAGGACTGTCTTTCGCCCCCTCGCACGAGACGAGACCGGCAATGCCTCAGCGGATGGGCCGTCATCTTCCAGGCCGTCCGCTACGGCGAACTGGATCCGCAGTCGCGCGCGGTCCTCGGGCGTTGCACCGAACTTAGCGACGCGCAGACGAAGCTCAGCCGCGACCTTTGTGTCACCCTTCCAGTACTGGGCATGCAGATAGGCCGTGTCCATGAGGAACGCCCAGTCGGTCTCGGTGTACTCAGCGGCGAGAGGGGACTCGCCCCACATCTTCCACCAGCGCTTCGTGATCGTCGGCCAGTTGAAGCGCTTCTTCTTCGGGACGCCGAACTCATCGACGACGACCTGCTCGATAGTCGGAAGCGCCGGCTGCTCGACCGGCTGAGCCGTGATGATCCGGAGCACCTGCGGATCTTTGTTCCGGCGAGCGCGCGAGCCTTGCGGCTTCGGCGCGGGACCGCGACCAGCCACCCAGATCACCCCCAGTCATTCTGCGGAATATCAACGAAATAAGCGTTACAATTAGAGACATGAAAACGTGCGAACACTGCGGCCACCAGCTCAAAGCCTGGGCGCGATCCGACGCGCGCTTTTGCTCGACTCGCTGCCGAGTCGCTCATCACCGCTCGACCCGAGCCGACGAAGCCGCCGGCCTCCCCGTCGAGCTGACCACCCGCGCCCGCTGGGTCAACCACGTCAACAAGCTTCCCATGTGCGCGCGCACTGGCGCGTGGGCCTCCGTCACCGACCCGACGACCTGGAGCACGTATGAGTCCGCGAGCGCGACCGGCGCGCCCCTCGGCTTCGTCCTCGGCGACGGTGTCGGCTGTATCGACCTGGACGCCTGCCTGGACGAGCACGGCATCCCGAACGAGGCTACTCGCACGCTGCTCGCGTACTACGAGGGCTCCTACGTCGAGATCTCCCCGTCAGGACGGGGCCTGCATATCTGGGGCACCGCAGCTCCACGCCGCGGCTTCAAGCGCGAGTGGAAAGGCCAGCGGATCGAGTTTTACTCGACTGGCCGATACATCACCATCACCGGCAATGTGTACCAGCCGGGAGCGCTCCTGCCCCTCTGACCACCCTCAGAGCCCCCACCCTCCGATGCGCTGTTTCGCGCGGCGCATCAACGAAAAGTGCCCCTCGTAAAATCCCCAGACCCGTACAAACTTAGATCGACAGCTCTTGACGGTGTTTGCGGTGGGTGGGGAGGGGGTCTCCGGTGGGTGGGTCAGTCGATGAGGCCGGGATGCTTGCGCTTGCGCGGCTGGTTTTTCTTCCGCTCAGCGGCCAGCGCCGCCGCAGCTTCCTTCTGCGTCTTGCGTTTGTGATGCCAACGGCAAAGCCACTGGAGGTTCACCGCTCGGTGATCGTCACCTGGCTCGATGTGATCGCAGTCTGTACCTGCAGCGGGGCATCGCGTTCCGTCGTGCAGCATTGCTTCACACCTGCCGGCTGCGCGATCGCGAACGAAGGCGCGGCGCTCTTCCCAGTCATCAGGCAGACGGGCGGCGCGATTTGAGGTCTCCCATGCCATGCCCGCCCCCTCATCCCGTATGCACTGACCCCCGCTCCACCGGGGCCGATGGGAGCGGGGGTCAGTACAAGTGCGCGGATTGCCGTTAAAGCAGAAGCCCCTCGCCTACGCTCAGGGCCACATTAGGAGAATACGCCGTGACAAGCCCTTCTGCAAGCGACACGCGCCTACATCCGATGTGTCGCCAGCCTCTCAATATCCCCGACCCTGTAGAGCCGATCCCCGCCCCTCCGCGCCCGGGGCGCCAGCTGCCCCCGCTGCGTCCACTTCCGGACAGTCGGATCCTTGATCTGCGCGCCCGCCAGGATCTCCGCGACGCGGGTCGCCCGCGAGCGCGGCAGCAAAGACTCACGAGCTTTCGAGAGGAGTCGCTCCCAGGCTTCGCCGATCTGCTCGACCGCTCCACACTCCCGGCAGGTCGTCGCCTCCTCATCTGGATCGCGCACGAGAAGATCAGCGTCGCACTGACTGCACGAGCCGACGTAGACGAGACGCTGTCTGCCGGGGGAGGCGAGGCGTTCCAATCTCGAGACAGAGTAGAGCACCTCGTCTGCGCACTGCTCGGCTTCCGACCATCTGCGGAGCTTATCCTCATGCAGGTCGAACACGCGCGAGACCATCCACCAATCGCCTGGGCGCACCCAGTAGGACGGACCCATCACGTGCGACAGGAGCAGCGTCGCCCATGTCAGGATCGCGTCGCACATCTCGTCGACCTCGATCATGAGCGCAAGGTTGAGCGGAGCCCGAGACGATGGAACACCCGAGCCGCCGACTTGCTCACCCGTGCGCACGCCGTGCGACGCGGCATAGGCGAGGTCGCTCATCAGGCCAGGCATCGACGCTGTCGCCACGCGGACGCGGGCAGCGCCGCCGCGAGAGAGGAACTCTCCATCGAGGAGAGGCTCACCCGTCACCGGGCAAACCCTGCGGCCTTCACGCTCAGTCATCGTATCCCTCCACCCATGAGGCTAGCTGATCGCGAGTACATTCGATGAGTCCGCGTCGCGCAAGCATCGATCCGCCTCCATCGTGCATAAAGACGGTGACCTCTTCTTTGCCCGGGACCATGACCTCAGCGCAGATCACCCACGCCCCGGTCACTGCTTTGTCTCCATGCCCTGCCTGTACCAGTGCTGAGAGGGCATCTTCTACCTTGCCCCTCAGCTCTTCCTTCTGCTTCATCTTCTTCTCCTTCTACGGTTCCGCTTGTTGGTTTGCTGCTGAGGTGTGCGCGGGTGCCCGGCCTGGCCCTTCCCGGCCTGGCCCGTGCCTGCCCTTCCCTGGCCTGCCCGTCCCGTCCCGTCCCTACCCGACCCGAGAGTATTCGGCTTGATACCCTTCGCCGTCGGACTATGGTTCGGACTTGAGTCCGGACTACGTCGAATACGCGGACCCTCGGACGCGCGTCGCTCGGACGCGCCGGGGTCACGCACAGCGGCCTCTGCGGGGCCGCTGGAGCCACGCCCGGGGTCAACAGGCGCCCCGGACCCTCGGCCCGGGAGCACGCCCCTCGCGGGCGGCTCTGAGGCGGGGTCAACGGGCGTGCCCGGATCCACGGACGGCGCGGCCTCATATCCGCACCTGGTCAGGAATTCAGCCGACCACACTCCGTAATAGGGCGTGGACGGGACGGGTCGCAGCGGCGAGGCTGCGTCGAACGCTTCCCGCGCGTGCCCGCGCGAGGAATTGCACTCGTGGCAAGCGACCACGAGCCCCTCGACTGGGGCGTCCCCCAGCGAGTCCGGATCGACGTGATCGAGCGTGCCGAAGTTGTTGCCGATCGGGCCGGTCCAACGCACGAGCTTGCCGCAGTAACGGCACTGGTCGCCGTCGCGGAAGATCACAGCAGCTTTCTTGTCCTTGTCGCGGTTCTCCCGCGACCTGGCGCGGCGCCGCATAACCTCCTCACGGGGCTGGACGTGAATAAACTCCTCGTCCGTGAACAGGCGCAGTTTCTTCGCACCGTCCACCTCAACCCACGTAAGCAGTTCTGCGGCCACCGCCGCATCGATGAGGCGCATAACCCGCGAGCGCTCGCCGTCGCGGAAGCACGCGCCCCTCTCGATAATTCCGTCTGTCAAGTGCTTGGCCGAGTAGGTCGCAAGAGCCATGAGGAAGCCGAACATTTCGATGATCGAGATGTCCTCCGCTCCCTCGATGTCGTACAGCGCCATGAGCTTAGGGTGGCTCAGCGCTTCATCGCCGACTCGGACCCAGGCCATTACTCGCCCTCCTCCATACTTGGTGTCTTGATCTCCGACTGTTCCCAGTAGTCCTCCGGGAACAAGTCCCGGGGCCGGAACTCCGGGAAGTTTCTGCGCATCCAGTCGCGCTCGGTTTTCCGCTGGTACTCAGCCTCAAACCTTCGGAAGCACGGCCTGCAGCGCGCGTGCCCTGCAGCGAGAACCTCGCCGCAGTCCGGGCAGTGCCGCTCCATCAGAACGGCGGCTCAGACTGGGCAGCAGGCTCACCCCACGGATCATGCTGCCCCGCATCCAGCGATGCAGACGGTTGCCACCCTCCCGCATCCTGAACGGGCGCATGCCCCGACCCGAAGCCACCCGCGCTCGCGGGCTGTGCCTGGTTGCGGGTGACCTGCGCGCGTGCGCGGCGCAGGGAGGGGCCGATTTCGTCGACCTGCAGCTCAACGACCGTGCGACGTTCACCCTGCTGGGTGTCGTACGAGCGCTGGGTGAGGCGACCCTGAACGATGACGCGCATGCCCTTGCGCAGCGACTCGGCGACGTTCTCAGCGGTCTCGCGCCACACGGAGCAGCGCATGAAGAGGGTGTCGCCGTCGCGCCACTCACCGGCGTTACGGTCGTAGGTTCGGGGGGTGGAGGCCACCGTGAAATCGGCGACCGCGGCGCCGGACTGCGTCCACCGCAGTTCGGGGTCGGCAGTCAGGTTACCGATGACGGTAATGACGGTATCTCCGGCCATTACTTACTCTCTTTCGTGTCCGTGTCCGCGTAAACAAGTACGCGGACCTCATACATGGGGACGCCGAACCGCTTCGCGGCGAGGCGGTCCGCGATTACGGTGTGCGGCCCATCGAGGAAGCGGTCCGCGTCATCAGGCAGGAGGCCCGCATCGATGAGACCGTCCATGAGGGCCTTCACCGTCGGAGCGAGATTGCTGCGATCACGCCGCCGACGATCCGGATACGCAAACTCGATCTCCACGCGAGCGTGCGTCAGCCCGAGGCACGCGACGCCCTCACCATCCCGGCCAAGCAAGTAGCCCCACTGGCGAAGCTGCTTCGTGAACCGCGCACGCACGGCCCAGTGCATCTTGTCGTTGGCGGTAATGAGCTTGCTGCGAGTCAGCGGCAGGACACGCGACTCCCACACCAGCTGCGCGCTCACCCCAGATCCTCCTCAGTCAGCTGCTCGCCCGGCCTCGTGTACCAGGCGAGGAAGTCCGCCTGGAGACGGTTCGACAGACGCATACTGCCCAGGCGAGCGACGATCATGTCCCCCTCAAGCGCCCATATTGTGTAGGTGTGCTCGACGAGCATCACCCGCCCGTCCGGCGTGAAGCCGCAATGCTTGCGAGCGCGGCGGGCGATCTCGTCCGCGTTCTCACGAGTCAGGCGAACTGCTCGAACGATCGCGCGCTCCTGAAACTCCTTGACACCGGGGATATCCTTCAGCGGGTCGATGCCGGTCATGCTGCCTCCTCAAGGGCGATCTTGGTGAGCTGGTAGATAGCGGCGGCGCCCTGCTGCGGGACGACTCCATTCCCGAGAAGCCTGAGCTGCTGCTCGCGCGTCAGCCCGAGGTCCTCTCCGGTCACGTGACCGTCCTCCAATCCCATTAGCCACTCGACGAAACGAGTCGAGAGCCGCGAGCGCCCCCCCTCGCGCGTCGGCGGGACAGTCGGAGCCGGAGCCGGACGACCGAGCACCTGCTCCCAGCGTGCGATCGCGGGCGCGTACACCCCGTAGTCGGGGTGCTCAATGCGTGACGACTTCTCCGACGGTCTCCCTGACGCGCGGGGCAGGCCCATCTCCGAGTCCCCCGCCCGCTGAGTCGGCAGCAGCTCGCGAGCTACCTCGTGAAGGTTCGCGCCGTACCCGGTCGAGGATGCCGTCGCGTTCGTCGCCTGCGGTGTCGGCAGGAGACCTCCCGTTGTCAGCAGGCCGTTCTCGACGAGGATCGCCAGGTCAGTCACCCGCTCGCGCCCGGGCTTCTTCCGCAGGTGAGCCTCTGGCGAGTTGCCCGAGGGCTGCGCGACTGGGGTCGGTAGTATTTGCGCCGCCTGTGTCAGGCTCATGCCCGTGCCCTCCTGGTGCCTACCGGCCTTGTGGTCCGACGCGGTCGGCGTCGGCATCAGAGGGCTATGTGCTCTATCTGATCCGCGAGACTCACGGAGTGGCCTCCCTCTCGACGCTTCTGCGGAGGCTGCGAGCCCCCGCAGCTCCCAAGGTTCGCCTGCGGTGTGGCCAGTAAGGAACAGCCGCTCTCGCTGATGAGGGGCACCAACGTCGGAAGCGCGTACAAGACACCATTGCGCGTCATACCCGATTGAGGCCATGTCCCCGACCACACGGCCGGCCGCCCTGAGAGCAAGTCCATCTGCTCTGTCTCCCAGCAGTCCCTGCTCTTGTTCCACCAAACTGTAGGCTCCACTCGTCAAACTCCCTCGCACGTTTTCCCACACAACTAGACGCGGCCTCAGCGTCTTGATTGCCTCGAACATGGCCCCCCACAGACCCGAACGGGTACCCGAGGCCATGCCCGCGCGCCTACCCGCGAGGCTCAGATCCTGACAGGGAGAGCCGCCGCAGATAACGTCGACCGGCTCAACTTCCGACCAATCAACCTGCGTGATGTCCCCGAGATTCGGCACGCCCGGCCAACGCACCTCAGCAAGACGGCACGGCCCCGGCTCAACGTCGCTCGTCCAAGCGATCCGGGCACCCGGATCAAGCGCCATACGCACGGCCATATCCAGCCCGCCGTATCCAGTAAAGAGACTCCCGATAGTCGTCATTCTGCGACCTCGTCTCGATCCCACATCCTGTAGTAGGGGTTCTCAAATTCGCGATCCCCGCGCGGGTTCGCGATCTCCAAGAGGACATCCGCATGACACGGCTGATCAGCGGGACACCAGCACGCGAGATCGAGGCCCCAGAGGTTCCGCGCTGCACACCCAGCGACGAACCGCCCCTCTGCCGTGTGCCTGATCCACTCACGAAACTTCTCGACAGCCTCCGCAGGAGACTCGACGATAAATGCGCCGCCATATTCAAGCTCAAACGGCGACCGAGCGATCCTAAACGGATTACCGTATAGGCTTCCTCGCCCTACATACTTCGTGTGCGCCGGCATCTTCCAACCGCGAGCGCGGCGGCGCTGAATCCTGATCGGGAGCCTCATCGCTGCTCCTCAGCCCAGACGCCGAGCTCGTGGAGGTCGGCAGGCGTGTAGCCGCGAGTGCGGGTGAAATCGATGATGGTTCGCGCGCAGGCTTTGTGGGTGATCGCTTCAATTGCGGTGTCCTCGTTTTCGGCGTCGATTGTGACGATGACGTTCGAGCCTTTCGGCGCGAGCTGTGTGCGGCAGATGGGGCAGCGGCGGAAGGGGTGTACGGTGCGGATGGGCTTGATCTTGATCATTGGTCGTCTCCTTCAACATCGTTCAGGGCGTAGATGTGGACGCCGCAGGCCGGGCATCGGCGCAGGTTGTGCGGTGCCTGCGGCTCTTCGGCGGCGTCGTCATGCTTGGCGATTTTGCCCGTGATCTGGACGAGCCTGAGACCGTGCAGGACTGTGTGGGTGAGGCCGGAGCGGATGACGAGGCCGCGGCGCTCGACTTCCTCGACGAACGCTGCGGAGGCCGTCGCGACGAGGTGCTGCATGGGGAGATGCTGGTCAGTAATCTCCCACTCGATACTTAGGAGTCCTGCGGTGCTCATTCTCCCGCCTCCTTGGTCGAGATCCTGGTGCCCTGTGCGACGTTGACGAGCTTGTCGATGGGGTCGCCGACCAGCAGCCGGATTTCGAGGGCTTCTGCGTCGTTGTCGGCGTATATGTCGGTGATGGTGGCGGCGGCGTCTGCGAGCTCGGCGGCGGCGACGGTGATCGCTTTCTGCAGCTCCTCGACGCGGTCGAGGAGATACGCCATGTCAACCGCTGCGTTCTGGTCGAAGGCCGCGACAGCGTCTGTGTAGGCCTTTGCGACGTCGGCGCGGTCGGCTCCGGCGTAGCTGCGGCCCGCAAACGCAACAGCGTCCAAGCGGTCCTTGATTTCGTTGATGTTGGTCATCTTTGGTCCTTCTCTAGGGGGTCTTACCCTGCACTCGCTGGTGCGGGCTTCGTGCCCGCCAGGGACTTGCACCCCGGTGTCTGCTGGTCGGGCTGCGCGGTCTTACTGCCGGTTCCGCCGTGTTTTTTCTAGGTGGCGGGTGGCCTCCCCGTGGCCGCGCTCATCGGGGAGTATGCTCAGTCGCTACTCGTGCACTCGTCGCAGTTGCAACCATCGAATTCGAACATCTCGCACGCTTCCTGCATCTTGCCTTCCAGGGCCTTGTAAAACTCGCGCTTCCGGGCGAGCACCTCGCGCGCACAGCGGCGCGCTTCCAGGTCGGCAATCTTCATCGTCGCCTCCAAGTCGGCTTCAAATGCCGCTGCCTTGTCCTGCGCGTCATCCCTGATGACGCGCGCTTCGGCGTAGTCAATTTCGATTCGCACGTAACCGGTCACGCCTGCTCTCCTCTCGCCTCATCGGTGGTCGCGGAATCGACATCAGGCATGCTGGGTTCCAGGTCTGGGACGATGATCTCCCCTGTCATCGGGTCGATCCTGTAGTCCTTCCCGAACGCTTCTTCCAACGTCACCTGTAGGTCAAGTGGCAGCATCTGCCGCCCCTCGCGGGCCTCGATTGCCCGCAGATATAGGCGCTCGGCCTCCTGTACGTCGTCAGGCGCGATCTTCTCCAGGCGGATGACCCGGATTGTCGCCTCTTGTGCCTGTGTCTCCGTGTCCACTGTGATCTGCGAGCAATCACAGATCACGATGGCCATCTGTCGCCTGCGGGGTTCCCGCAGGGCCAACCTGGCCACAGCCGACAGTCCATCCCCCTGCCCCTTCGATAGGCCATTTTTTAGCTTTGTCATTGCCCCGCCTCCTTCTCGGTCTCCCTCATTGCGGTGACCTCAACTGATGCCCGCATGGCGTCGGCCATCAGCGCGGTGCTGCGGGCAAGTGTCCCGGTACTCTGCAAGCCCTGATTGCCCTTCTCACCCATGATCGCGAGCGTCAGAGCGTTGCCAACCCTGATGTACGCGTCCGCGAGCGCGCGCTCCCCTCTGTTGGTGGTCCCGCCGATTTCTGCGGTCTTGTCTGAGAGCAGTGCATTGAAGGCTGCGGTGCCGGCGCGCTCTGCTAACAGGACCGCTGCGATTGCCGCGTCGACCTGGTTAAGTTCGACAGTGATCGTGTTCTTGAACCTCACAGTCCTTCTCCTTGCTTAGTTGTGGGTGTTAGCGATGGGCGGCATGCCGGGCACCGTCGCGGCGATCCGCTTCGCTATGGCTTCGCGCTCGTCGTTTGCGACCAGGGCCTCGTCCAGCGCGTCGATGATCTTCGTCATCCTGTCGTGCTCCTTGCTGAGCACTGCCTTTGCGGTGCGGATCGCCACGTCAGTGTGGAGCCTCTCGACTTCCTCGTGATCGATCTCAGCGTGAAGGCTTTCCTCCTTGATGAAGTTGCGCAGCCACCCGAGGTCGTCGAGTTCGAGGGTCAGTGTCACCGGGTTTGTGAGGTGCTTTGCGTTCATCGGGCGGCCTCCTCTTCGGACTTACGGCCTTCAAGCAGGCGAAGGATGACGAGGCCAACGCCGATTCCGAAGGCGATGATTCCGACAGCGAGGAAGATCCCGTCAGCGGTCGCGCCAGTCTTAGCGAGGCGCTCCTGCGGGGCAGGGGCGGCGGTCGGAGCAGGCGCTGGCTTCGTCTGCTCGACTGTGGGAGTCGGGGTCGGCTCGGGCTTCGGCGAGGGCTTCGGGAGAGGAGAGGGAACAGGCGCGGGGGTCGGCATGCTCGGGTCAGGCGTGGGGACCGGCGCAGGCTTCGGCTTGGTCTTACCGTCGCCGTCCGTACCGCCCGAGGCCTTGATCGTCGCAGTCGCCTCAAGGCTCTTGCCGTTGATCGTCGCGCGGTTGGTGTAGGTGTCCTGGCCCTCGACGTGAGGGGTCGCTGCAGGATAGACGATGCAGACCAGCGAGCCTGCGGGCGGCGTGAACGTCAGCGTGTGCGCTGACTCGTCGAGCGTGCCGTCGGTCCAGGTCGTAGTCGCAGGATCCCAGGTCGGGCCGCTACTGCACTTCACGGCCTTCGGGAGAGCGTTCGTCTCGTCCGTCAGCGTGTAGGTCTTTCCGGCTTCGATTGTCCACTTGATGCCCCAGCTGATCGACTTGTCGGCATTGGTCCACCCGAATTTAATCGTTTCGGGCGCTGCGTACTCGAAGTGCGCGGGCGTCGAGCAGTCGTTCGTGCAGGTGCCCGAGCCGTCACGGTCGCCCCAGACGAGAGTGCGCGTGACTTGGCCGTTCACGACGATCTGCGTGTCCTCGGTGCCGACTGCGGCGTCCGAGAGACGCGCGCGAGCGTGGAAGCTGCCGGTCACGTCGGTTTTGTCCGCGTAGGACGCGGGGACTTCGTCGACCGTGCAGGTCAGCGTCGCCTCGTTGGCCTCGCAGTCGCCGATCTTGGTCCCGTCGTCGAGGACGAACGGGAACGATGCCAGCCACTTGAAGCCGCCGTCCTTGCTGGCAACGGTGAAATGCTGGCCGACCGCGAGCTTCGGCGCGGACCAGGTGCCCTCGACGGTGACCTCACTCGAGGTCTGGCGGGAGGCACTGGTGGCCTTGGTGACCTGCGCGGTCATGGTCGGCGCGGCCTCGGCGGCGCCGTAGGGCAGCGCGAGCGCCGCGAGGGTGAGGGCAGCGCCTGCTGCCCAGAACTTCTTGCTCATTGTTTTCCTTCGTTTCTTGTTTGTGGGTGATGACTGTCAGGCGGTGCGACGAGGTCTCATCGGCGCGAGCGCCGACCGTGAGGGCTTGACCTCGACCGGGTAGTGAGCGGCGCGGGCGCAGGCCTCCACGACCATGTGATGCACACGCTCATCTGTGTGAGGGCGGTTCGAGTAGAGGATGTGAGCGCGGGCGATCGCGCGCGTGATCTCGACATCGAGCGGCGGCTTCTCCAACATCAGGCCCGCACCTCCAGGCTCGGCTCATCGAGCCGCAGCACCTCGAGTGTCACGTGGACCTGCTGATGGTCGAGATCAACCGCGATCTTCGGTGTATCGATCGCAACACATCCGTTTAGCTCCGCCTCCATCACGACGTCTTGCATCGCCAAGCACATCACGTGCGGCAGCGGCGCGTCTCCGTCCACGTCGTAGTACGCGAAGTCGACGTGACGCTCGAGGAGCGTCGTCCCCTTCGCCCGTGCCTTCGACGCCGCGCGCTGCATGCGCGCCGCGATCTCCTCGATAGAGGCGGCGCGCGATGCACCTCGGACCGAGATCCAGGTGAGCAGGCCGCATCCGACGAAGAGGAGGACAATGACAACGAAGATGACCGAGGCGTTCACAGTCGGCATGCCTTCCAGTCCGCGCTGATCAGGACCACCGCGAGCGCGAGGAGGCCGAGAGCGGGCCAGAAGGTCCACTCGGGGAGGCCGTCGGGGTTGTCGAGTCCTCGCATCGCGAAACCGAGGGTGAGGGCGGCGGCAAGTGCGGCTCCTCCGGTGAAGGTTCGCCAGTGCCGCAGGTGGCGGCGGCGTGTGGTAGTCTTGTTCATGGAATCTTCCTTCCTTCTCTAGGGGTTCTGCCGCTCCCAGCGCTTCTACCGCTGGGAGCTCTTCTTTTCGGTGGCGCCGGAGCCGAGGCTCTGGCACTGGCGGTTGAGGTCGTCGCCGCTGTATCGGACGGAGCGCCCGATCTTGATCGCGGCGACCTTGCCCTCGACTCCGAGGCGCTCGACGGTTGAGCGGGAGAGGCTGAGGGTTTCCTGAACCTGCTGGGCTGAGTACCAGCGGTTCGGGGCGAACGGCGTGGGCGCGCTCACGACTGCTCGTCCTCGTCATAGATGCTGTCGTGTGATGCCTGGAGGATTACGACGCCGGACTGCTTGTCCTGGATTGCGAAGCCGCTCGGCTTCTGCGGTTCGACGTTGGCGCGGGACTCCGCTTGTTTGACAAGTTCGGAGGGCTGTACTTCGAGGGCGGCGGCAAAGGCGCACAGGTCTTCGACGCTGATACGTCGCGAGCGGTACCTGACCTTCCGGAGCACTCCGCTGTAGGAGAGGCCGGACTTCTTGCTGAGCTGCAGGAGCGAGATCCCGCGTGCTTCTGCGGAGGCTCCGATCACATCAGCTATCCCGATTGGTATATATTCCATACCGCATAACCTATGCCAATTGGCAACACTTGTCAACTCAACTTGCATGCGCATGTTGCCACTTGGCATACTTACCGCATGGGAACGGCGACTCGTTATGTTGAGTTGGTGGCGTGCATCCTGCGCGAACTTGCTGATTGCAGGGGCCTCAGCGGGGCTGAGATTGCGCGCCGCAGCGGCGTGTCTCAGGCGCAAATCTCGCGCATATTTACCGGAAAACGGACCATCAGTGTAGATCACGTCCTGGCTGTTGCAGAGGTTCTCGGCGTGCGCGGATCTGACGTCTTTGCCGAGGCTGAGCGTCGATTCATCTCAGAGCAAGCAGTCGCACAGGCTGATAATTAGCCCGCGCGGATTACAACCGCGCCCGCCCTCATCCTGCGAGCTGTAGGCTGTCCATATAGACAGGCCTCACTCAAAGGAGAAGTCATGCACCGTCCCAAAGGCGCTTTCCGGCTCTACTCATCCGATCCTGCCGAGATCATCTGCACCGATACTGAGCTGCTATATGACTCGAAGCGGCGCGGAGAGCCAATTCAGCGAATCCCCCTAACTGATGTCGTCAGCGTCGAGGTTGAGGACGGCGAAGCAGCGCAGGCGCGCGTGACTGCGACGCGCCTTGTCGCGCTCGGCATCTTCGCGTTCGCCGCGAAGAAGAAAAGCGGCGGGGATAAGTGGCTCATGATCGAGACGAAGCGTGCCCTGCTGACTCTCCACTTCGAGCGCAAAGCGGTTGACGGACTGATGCGCTTCGTTGCACACACCCGCGCCGCTGTGAAGGCTGCGCAGGCTCAGCTCGCGCCCGCAGTCCCTCCCGTACCTACCCGCTGGCCCGGCGCGCCTCAGCAGTCCGCCCCGAAGCCTGGTGGCTGGGGTCGCATATTCCGGTAAACCTTGTGGCGCTGTAGTGGCGCGCGAGAAACTGTACGCCCACTTTCCGTTGCGATTAGGGGCCTATGTTTCGATTCCCCCCATCTCCACCATCCCACCCCGGGCTTCCGTTGGAA